TGTCCACTTCTTTAGCGACTTCTGGGACTTCTTTAGAGGCATTAGTCTTTGTAGCCCCCGCCAGATTCCTTATAACGCTTAGCCAGCATCTGCGCTTTACGCGCAGACCACTGACCAGGCTTACCGCCCTTACCACTAGCCTTAATTGAGTTAAACAGCCTCTTACGCAAAGCTGGCTTCGTGTAGTTGCCAGCTTCGTTTACTCGGGACTTGCTTTTCTTTTTCTCAGCCATATTAGAAGTGCTTACGCACCTGCATGATGATGCTATACACATCACCACTAGAGTGCCCTACAGTGGTAAACAATACGTCGCCGTTCACACCAGAACCTGCGTTGTTGGGTATGCCTGTAAAATCAGACAGATCCAACGTGTCAGCCCAGTCGGCGTTTAACTGCCAAGCAAGCACGTTAGTAGATGCATTAAAAAAGATCTTCACACCCATACCAATGGTAGAGTAATAGATCTTCTGAATGCTTACCTTCGTACAAGCAGCGCCTGTCACAGGATCAGAGGCAAGCGCAGATACGTCAATTTTAGTAACTGCACTCTCTCCACTTCCATCGCTCACATTAGTGAATCGAAAGATAGCTGTGTTGCCATCGTCCTGTATGGTTTGAGTTGCTACTGCATCAGCCATATCAAGCTCCTGTTACTGATCGGCAAATGCAGGCGCGGTTGTGCTCGTAACATTTCCGAAGATTTGATAGTTGGTAGTGTTCAAACCAACGATGGTTACATCAAATCCGGCAGGCACGTTCAACTGTATGCTGCTGTTAGAGTTGCCATCAGAGAATACTGAACTCACCTCGTTACCATCCGTATCTAAGAAAGTAACACCGCCAATATAAAAGTTAGTGTTTCCTGGGGTGATAATGATTGCGTCAGTCGCATCAGCAGCGCCGCCAGCGTAAACAAAACGGAACACAGAACCGGCGATTGGCGCAGGTAAGGTGTAAGTGTTGTCTTGACCGCCATCTGGTACAAGTATGGTTCTGCCGCTATGCGTGGCATTAGTAATCGTAATATTGCCGTCAGCTAGGCTTACAGGGCCGTCACCAATAGTTGCAACCTCAGTAATCGCACCAGAGGTGCTGTCTTTGCTTACGGTTTTGAAGGTGCTTTCAGAGCGAACCGCACCAGTGAAAGTTGTAGTACCCATTGTAGTCTCCTGTCTGGGTTAGTCCTTATGTTCCACGTGGAACAATCGGTCAGGAAAAAAGGTGGCCCCCATAAGGAGCCACCAATCCTTGACTCTAGCTAGAGCCTGGCGATCCGTAAATACCCAATGGGTCAGATACACCAAATGAGTAACGCTCACGCGCTTTATAGCGCACGTTACCTGTGTCGAAGTCACCGTCCATAGACGTTTCAAGCGGAGTACGCTCGAACATCTTCATACCATTCGGTACATCGGTGATCAAGAAGAAAGCATTGCTGTCAGTCAGGTAATGATTGACGGCGTAACCTTCTGGGATCGCACCCATGTTACGGATGGCATTGATGTCGTTGTCAGCAGTGCCAACACGCTGAGTGGTTTCGAGCAGACGATCTGCTGTAAACATCAAAGCGGGTGGTACGATCAAACGACGAGGACGTGCTGCAATCAGTAGACCTCGCTCATCAGTGAAAGCAGCGATCTCAATGATTGCATTTTCCAAAGATGTTTCGTTCAAGTCAGCGCCAGTAGATGGACGGTTGGCATTGGTGCCACCATTCACTAATGGATGCGAAGCGTTGAACAGGGTAACACCGTCTCCAGATTGGAAGCTGGTGAAGCCATTGTTCAGCGAGTTAGCTGCTTTGACTTGCTTCGTGTACGCCATAGCGCGAGAAAGCGCCTTGGTGTAACGAGCCGAAAGAGAATCGTACAAATTATCTTCCATCGCTTCCTCGGTGATCGCAAAGCCCATCGAAATGGTTTCGTGATTGTACCGAGCGGTGAAAGACTCTTGCGCTGAGTCATAGCTCGTTGCCGCACCTTCTGCCTTAACAGGAGCCGCTGCAAAGCCTGACAGCTTTACCTCTTCCTCGAATGAACGATCAGAGCTTTCTGTCTCATAAATGAGAGTGTGCTCGTCTTCGTATTTTTCGTACTCCAAACCAAACAGGGCGTTAAGCCCAGGCAGGAGTTCTTTAAGCATTTGCGCTCTTGAAATTGCCATTGCCTAATTCTCCTTATACGCCGAGCTTGGTTTCGTAAGCGTGGCTCAAGGGCAGATAGGTAACGATGCAATCTGTGAATGCATCACCTACGGTGCTTGATGGGCCATCTACGAAATCAACGACACGCAGTGGTAGTGTATTAGTCGTAGCGATAGAGCCGCCGTCTAGGGCGTTCTTGCTTCGACCGATTGAGGTTGATCCAGCAGTGTTAACCGCTGAGATGTTGTTTCCAAGGCCGGTTTGAGCAATAGCCTCATCACCCTGCATACGGAACAACAACTTAGGATCGTCAACAACGTAAGCAACGATATCGTCAGCAGCCGTAGATGCTGGGAATTGTTGGTTAAACGTCTTTTGGTTTGTTGATGGGTCTGTGTAAGCGCAGCCTACAAAGATACCAACAGTGCCAGCAGCAACAGAAGTTGTTACAGCGGCTTTTTCAACGGTGCCAGCAGCAACCAGCTTTACGAAATCACCATAAAAAATAGCGGTAGCGTAAGCATTAGCGATCTTAATGTGACGAACTTTTCCCGTGAACGAGCCGCTCGCACTTAAAGTATCAACTGGTTCGGCACCCATAGGGGTAGCAACAGTAGCCATAATGGCCTCCTAGTTAATAATAACTAACCCCTGCTAAGAGTTAGTTTCTTCCAAAAGTAGTCCTAGTGCTACGCTCTGGATTGAGCATAGGCATTCTAGGGTCGCTTTCTCTTAGGTAGTTGTTATCAACCGATGACATTTGGTTTTCCGCTATGTTCTGGAAATGTTGCGTTCTAGCAGCCATTGTTTCCTCTGGTGCTTTGCACAACAACAATCCACCAACCTCAATGTTGCCTTCAAACTGAGATCCGATATCGGAAGCCAGCATTAGTTCAGGATGGTCTTCAGCCTTTACGGGCGACCAACCTTCTCTGAACATCTTAGAAACATGAGTGTTGTCGGATTGACCAAGAAGCGATGTTTTGACCCACCGAAACACATAACCATCTTGTGGTTCTGGGTCAGGCAGGATCGAGGCAGGCTTCCATGTGTCAGTCGGTCTTTCATCTACTTTACGAGAAGTTGATTTTCTTGGTGTGCGCTCTTCAGACATTACGAGGTCTCCTTTGCGAGTTGCCTCGCGTACTGTTCAGGGGTTAAACCCAACCTCTTAGCGAGAGAAAGCTGGGTGGACGTTAGCCGTATTTTGCGCGGTTTAGCACCGTTGCTCCTTGCGGAGGGTGCCACCACCGTCGAGGGTTGATTAGCAGTCACGGATGCGTCACGCCCATATGTGTCGCCATTATCCTGCCAATCATAGTCTGGGAAAGCTTGTCTCAGACGAGAATCAATCTGTCGGAAATACTCTTGGCTGTTAGGCTGGATGCCTCGCTTTATCAAAGCGGCATGTGTGCCATAAGCAAGGCTTGTCATTTCTTCAAAGCCATCCTGCATGAACCAAGAGTTCTTTTGCGCCCAACTTGCAGCTTCAGGATCTACCTGTGGCGGCTGTTGTTGAGCAACATTCTGTACAGCCTGTTCAGCGACTTGTTGCTGATACGACTGTTGTTCGTACTGCTCGCGTTGAGCTTGTTGAGATGCGACGTTTGTTTCGTATCTCTCGGCCTCATGTAGCTCTGCTTGCGCTCTTGTGAGGGTTTCTTGTGCAGATACTAGGTTATCAGTATCGCCCTCCTCATACGCCTTCTTGTAGCTATCACGGGCTTGTTGCAAAGAGAGTTCTGCGCGTTGCTTGATTTGAGCGACTAACGCTCCCTCACCACGATTGATCAGAGATTCCATCTCTTTATTCTTCGAGGCAAGCTGTTGAGCAACCCGCACAGCTTCTTCACGCATCTTTTCAGCGGCTTCGCGTTGTCGCCGCTCTTCGTGTTGTTCATAACGAAGCTTGTTGATTCGCTTCTGAACCTTTTCGCTGTAACCTTCTAGCTCATCATCGTCTTCATCATCAGATAACGCCTCAGACTTTGGAGGCCGACGATCTTCTGCGCTACGGTCATCAACGATTTCCAGTTCTATATCAGAGTCTGGTGACACTTCATCTCGGCTTTTACCGATCTGTGTACGGACGCCAAAGAACTTTTCTTCTGCGGAAGTTGTTTCAGAAGCTTCCGGCTCCATTTGTGCTTCGCTCATACCTTAATAATCCCCCTTGGATCTTCTACAGTGGCCTCAACAGAATCATCGTTGATCAATCGAAACTCCTTACCATGCACCTTGAATCGGGTGCCTGAATAAGAACGCATAAGAATCCAGTCGCCTTCCTTACACAGAGGGCCGGAAGGGAATCGCTTAGGGTCATTATAAGCATCTGCTCCGAGTTTCAGAACCATGCCGACAATAGACCCTACCTCTTCGTCTTGCAGAGTTTTGGCAGCTTTTAAGATGCCTCCCTCAGTCATTTCATCAGGCTCAGGTAGAGCGATTAACAGCTTATAACCTTTCGGTTCCGGCAACTGCTGCGCCGAGCGAGGCTCTTTGTCCTCGGTTACTGGTTCTGGAGAAATCGAGACCGATCCCACCTCACCTTTTGCTAATGCTTCAGACATTAGTATTACCTTCTGCACTGGAAAAAAGCGTCCAGAGTCGCTTGCACCGCTTCATGCGGCGTTATTCAGACTCGAATCTTGACTTCAAGTCTAGAATTTCCCGCTCAGCTAGGGCCAAACCTTCAATGATTCCGCATATCTTTGCGTACTCGTTGAAGTCTTTGCATGCCCCGCCGCTTACATGATCTGCATACTCGTTCATTTGAACCCGTAAATGGTCTCTCATGTAATCAAATACATTCTGAGAAGCGTTATTCATCAAACACTTCTTTCGCTATCTGTATACCAGCCTTCAAACCTTCTACTTGGTCTTTAGATTCTTGCTCAGCAATCTTTACACCAAGCCTTGCCTGCTCAATCTCTGCTTGTTGATCTAACCGTTGCTGATCAAGGTCTGCTCTAGCCATAGCCTTTTGAGCATCAAGCTGCAATCTGCCCATTTCGGACTGCGCCCTAGTCTGTGCTTCCATCTCTTTGATTTGCAACTCTTTTTGCTGCATCTGAATGATGGGATCTTGTGATTGCTGTTGCGCCTTCTGCTGTTGAGCTTGTTGCTGGTTAGAACCTTTCAACTGTTCAGCGGCTTGACCCGCCAATCTAGAGATTCTGAACTCAATATCTTCAGGCAGAGGCTCTCCAGGAGGTGGCAACTCGAATCCAAGCTGCTTTTCAATCTCAAGCCGATACTGGAACGCCAAATGCTCTTGAACGTGGGCTGCAAGCTCTGCCATAGCCTTCTTAGCGTTAGGACTCTTGGACATGATCTCCATAACCTTGGGATCTTCTGCCATTGCCTTGTGCGCTTGGATGTGAGCTTCGTGATCTTGGTAGGCAAACGCTTTAACAGGCTTGCCGTTGATCATATTCATGTTTTCAGTGATCGGATCAGTCGGTTCTTGGTCATCATCCGTTGGAACAATCTTATCTGCGTCCCGAATGTTCAAGATTTCCAGCATTTGCCGGTGTAATAGCGGCATGTCGTACATTTCTGGCGCTTGTTGCGCTAATTGTAGTGCCGCTTGGTACTGCATGATGCGCTGAGCCATCGTTCCGGCGTTTGGATCGCTAAC